AGTTGATTTTTTGATGGCTTAAAATTCCGCTAGGCGTCGCGCTGTGCGATTCCACCAGAAAGCGAGAAAGCGAGATCACCATGCTGAAAACCGTTACCACGTCGGGCAACAAAAAGACCGGCCCCATCGCCGTGACCTACCGGGCCGGAGCCCATCACGTTTTTGGGACCTGCCCGAAAAGCTGCGCCCTGAACCCGCAAGGCGACCACGCGGCCGACCTGATCGACGCCGACTATCTGGCCGCCCTGCGCCAGGCCGTGCCGCGCAATGGCCAGGCCTGGACCTATTCGCATTTTCCGGCCGAGCTGCTGCCGGTACCGGCCGCCGGCGAGACCGTCATTAACGCGAGCTGCGACACCATGGCCGACGCCCTGGCCGCCGTGGCCATCGGCCGCCCGGCCGTGGTGGCCGCCCCGGCCGGCACGGTTTGGCCCTGCACGCGCGACGGGGTCCGGTTCGTGCAATGCCCGGCCGAGCTGGCCGAGAATTTCAGTTGCGCGCAGTGTGGCAACGGCCGGCCATTGTGCGCCCGGGGGGGTCGGGATTTTGTGGTGGTGTTCGTGGCGCATGGGTCCGGGGCCGCCCTGGTCGGATCGGACACCCCCGGCGGGTGCTACGGTAACGGGGGCCCGGTGCGCCTGCAGTGGAATGCGACGCGGAAAACCGGGGCCGCCGACGACTCGGCCGCCGTGGTGAGCTTCGCCCGGTCCCTGCCCCCTGGGTCCCTGCTGCGCCATCACGTGGTCGGCGACCTGGGCCAGGCCTAAAAATATTTTTTGCCGGGGGCTTGCGCCCCTGGATTTTTTTAGACTAAAATTCAGGCGTCGGGCAATTCCGCCCGGCCTTAACTTCAGAAAGCGAGAAAGCAAAATGGCTCATATGATCGACACCACCACCGGCCGCGCTGCAATGGCTTACGCTGGGCAAACCCCCTGGCATGGCCTGGGCCAGGCACTGACCCCCGGGGCCAGCATTGAAACCTGGACCCGCGAGGCGGGCCTGGGCTATACCGTCCTAGAGTCCCCCGTACGGTATGACACCCCGGCCGCCACCGAGCCGCAAACCTGGCCGGCCCGCAAGGTGCTGCACCGGTCCGACACCGGCGCGCCCCTGGCCGTGGTTTCCGACAGTTACCACGTGGTCCAGCCTGGCCAGGTGATGGATTTTTTCCGCCAGCTCGTCGAGCTCGGGGGCTTTCAGCTCGAAACGGCCGGGGCCCTGAGCGACGGCCGCCGGGTTTGGGCCCTGGCCAGCGTCGGCGACGCGGCCCCCGTGGTGTCGCGCGACCTGGTCAAGCCTTACCTGCTGCTGGGCACGTCCTACGATGGGACCATGGCCACGGTGGCCAAATTCACCGCGATCCGCGTGGTGTGCAATAACACCATCACGGCCGCCGTCGGCGGGTATTCCGCCGGCCGCGTGATCAAGGGCGAGGCCGAGCAAAGCCTGGGCTACCTGAAATCGGCCGTGCGGGTTTTGCATTCCGAGCGATTCGACGCCGACGCCGTGCGCCTGCAGCTCGGGATCGTGGCCGGTGCCTGGGAGTCGTTCCTGGTGCAGTCGCGCCAGCTCGCCGACGTGCCCATGGGCCAGGCCGACGCCGACGAATTCCTGGCCGAGCTGCTGGCCCCGTACCACACCAGCGCGAAGCCCCTGCAGGAAAGCAAAGCCTACCGCCAGGTGCTGGCCCTGTTCAATGGCCAGGCCATCGGGTCGGACCTGCCCGGCGTGGCCGGCACCCGGTGGGCCATGCTGAACGCCGTCACCGAGCTGGTGGACCATGCGCGCGGCCGCTCGAACAATACCCGGATCGAATCGGCCTGGTTCGGGGCCGGTGCGGCCCTGAAAGCCCGGGCCGCCGAGCTGCTGGCCGCCGACCTGGTGGGGGCCGCCCGCCAGGCCATGGCCGCCTGAGCTGCTGCACCTGGTGCCCGAGCCCGGCCGCGTGCCGGGCTTTTTTGTGCCTGGCCGCCGGGGGCTTGCGCGCCCTGGATTTTTTGTCCTAAAATTGAGTCCCCGGCATGGGGCCGGGGGAAACCCTTCAGAAAGCGAGAAAGCGATGCACCCTCAAGTTATCGACCTGCAGTCCCTGGCCATGGGCCAGGCTTACGACTTCACCCGGTACGGCCCGGTTCACCATGGCGACGTGCTGCTGGTGTCCGACGGCGTGGCCGTGCTGGATCGTGCCTGGCCCGTGATGGTGTCCGGCCGCTCCGACGTGTTCCACCGCCTGGCCGACGGTGTCACCTGGGCCGAGTACCTGGCCGACCTGGCCACCGATAAGGCCGCCCGCCTGGCCGCCGGCCTGGAGCTGGTCGCCCTGCCCGCCGACGTGCTGGCCGCCCGTGCGGTGGACTTCGCCGACCTGCCCGACGCCGACGCCGACCTGTTCGGGGGTGCAGCATGAGGGCCGGCGCAGTGGTGGGCCGCCTGGTGCAGGTGCAGGCCGTGCAGGCCGTCGGCCGCGTGCGCGTCGGCCATGATCGGGAATGGTCCGAATATCGGGTGCAGGCCTGGGACCCGGCCGGCCGCCTGGTGGCCGAATATCACCCCGACGACAAGGGCGACGCCCTGGACACGGCCGCCCGAATTTTGCAGGACCTGGCCGCCCGGGCCGGCATGCCCGCCTGAGCCGGTCCCCCGGTATCCGCCCCGAGCCCGGCCAGGTGCCGGGCTTTTTTGCGCCCGGTATCGCACGCCGAGCCCTTATCTATGTCTTTTTTTGCATGGCCCCATGCGCCGGCCGCATGCTGGCAAACCAGGCCCCCGGGCCGCCCCGGTGGGCCCCCGATCCGTGGCCGGTGTATCGCACGCCCTGGCCCCCGATCCGTGGCCCGAGCTGCGCCGGCCAGGCCCCCGGGCCGTGCTACCTGGTGCGCGCCTGGTGGGCCGCCGGCCGTGGTCCCTGGGCCGTGGTCCCTGGGCCGTGGCCCGCGTGCCTGGTGGCCGGCCGCGTGCTACCTGGTGCGCGCCCTGGTGCGCCTGGTGCCTGGTGCGCGGCCCCCGATCCTGGCCGCCTGGTGGCCGATCCGTGGCCCCCGGCGCGTGCGCCCTGGTGGCCGCCGGCCGTGGCGCGTGCGCCCTGGTGCGCGGTACCTGGTGCGCGGCCGCCGGTGCCCGGTCCGGGTCCCCTGGCCGTGGCGCGCGGCCCCCGGGTGTGGTGGCCGGGCCCAAAAAACGGCCCCGGTCGCGGTTGACGAAGGCCTTGGCCCGGTTTCACGCGGTCAGTGCTGCCCGGAACAGTTTCACTGTTCCCCGGAAACAGACCCCCTTTGCAAAAAACTCGATTTCGGCTTGCAATTTTTCGTGGAACAAATACAATTCGTTCCATGAAAACAACGTGCTCAAAATGTGGTCAGCCCAACGACCGCCTGCCTCAGCGGTACTGCCGCGTGTGCCATGCTGCATACGCCAGGGCCACTAGCCCACGGCACGCGGACCTGCCACCTGATCAGCGCCAGCGCGCCAATGCCCGTGCCTATGCCAACGTGTACCAGCGCCGGGGCAAGATCACACCCGAGCCCTGTTCCATGTGCCATGACCCAGTCGCCCAGAAGCACCACGACGACTACGGCCAGCCGCTGCAGGTCAGGTGGTTGTGCCGAAAATGTCGCCTGACCGTGCATACTGGTGACAAAGCTCTCCACGTGAAACCATGAACCATCCTGTCCCCGACGACGTTGAAGCCGAGCGCCTGAGGCTCGAATACCGACTCGCGCAACTGCAGACGCAGGAGCGAGCGAGGACTCACTTCGTCGATTTCGTGCGCTACGCCTGGCCCGAGGCGATCTTGGGCGCGCACCATGAGAAGATGGCCAAGGCCTTTGACCGGATCGCTAACGGCACGCTCAAGCGCCTGATCATCAACATGCCGCCCCGGCACACGAAGTCTGAGTTCGCGTCCTATCTCCTGCCTGCGTACCTCATGGGCCGTGATCCGCGCACCAAGGCCATTGAAGCAACGCACAACAGCGAGCTTGCCGTGCGCTTTGGCCGCAAGGTCCGTGATCTGATGGACCAGACGACCTACAAGGAGCTCTTCCCCGAGGTGAGCCTGAAGCAGGATTCGAAGGCTGCTGGCCGGTGGGACACGAACCGTGGTGGGGAATACTTTGCTGTCGGTGTCGGCGGCGCGATGACCGGTCGCGGTGCGGACGTTCTGATCATCGACGACCCGCATTCCGAGCAGGATGCCTTGTCGGACCTGGCTTTGGACAACGCGTGGGAGTGGTACCAGGGCGGCCCTCGTACTCGTCTGCAACCGGGCGGAGCCATCGTGGTGGTGATGACCCGGTGGGGCACCAAGGACATGACGGCCCGCTTGATCAAGGCACAGTCCTCGCACAACGCTGACAAGTGGGAGGTCATCGAGCTGCCTGCCATCATGCCTTCGGGTAAACCCCTATGGCCAGAGTTCTGGAAGCTCGAAGAGCTCTTGGCGGTCAAGGCCTCGCTGTCGGTGCAGAAGTGGAACGCGATGTACCAGCAGCAGCCCACGAACGACGAGGGCGCGATCCTGAAAAGGGAGTGGTGGCGCGTGTGGCCACACACTGAACCGCCGCTGGTGAACTACATCATCCAGACCATGGACACGGCCTACTCGAAGAAGGAGACGGCCGACTTCTCTGTCATCACGACCTGGGGCGTGTTCTACCGCGACGAAGACTCAGGGGCCAACATCATCCTGCTGGACGTCAAGCGCGGGCGCTGGGATTTCCCTGAGCTCAAGCGTGTGGCCAAGGAGCAGTACGAGCACTGGCAGCCAGACAACCTCCTGATCGAGGCCAAGGCAACGGGCACCCCGCTGCAGCAGGAGCTTCGCCGGATGAACATTCCGGTGACGATGTACTCGCCCGGCGGGCGCAAAGCAGGCACGGACAAAGTCTCACGGGCCAACTCTGTCGCGCCGATCCTGGAGTCGGGAATCGTGTGGGCACCGGACACGGACTGGGCCGAGGAGCTTGTTGAGGAATGCGCGGCCTTCCCCAACGGGGACAACGATGACATGGTGGACGTGACGACCATGGCGCTCATGCGTTTCCGTCAGGGCAACTTCATCAGCCTGCAGACTGACGACAATACTGATTCAAGCGCGCACAGAGACCTTGTCCCCGAGTACTATTGAGAAATAAAATCTCCTCAACTATCTACTTGGCAGGGGCACCATGCAAGATCAATATCTTCCCAGCGGAACCGGCGATGATTCGCTGGATACCCCTGTCGATTTGAATGCTGCGCAACCCGTGCAGCATTTTGCTTTTGGGGGCATCGCGAATCCCGGCCAACGGCCCATGCTGCGCGGTTCAGATCGCGAGTATCTGGAAGCGCGGCAGAAAGAGTTGGATGCGTTTGAGAAGCAGCGCTTGGACTACAACAATGCGCTGACCAAGTGGCAGACCGAGGTTTACAACCCGTACAAGACGCAGGTCGATGCGTACAACACTGCCGCGCAGAAGTACAACACGGAAGTCTACGATTCGTACAAGGCGCAGGTGGATGCGTACAACGCAGCGCTGACCAAGTACAACGAAGAAGTCTACAGCCCGTACGCAACGCAGTATGCGGCGTACGAGAAGGCGGTCAACGATTGGAACGCGGGCAGCCGTGAGAGCGACTACGCGGGCCCTGCAGCACCGACCTTTCTCT